GGTGCGGGAGGTGCAACCGTTCCGGCTTTTTGTCGGTTTGTGGGCGTCCCGCTCTTTTTTATAAATCCACCATGTGCGCAATCTGCCCCTTTTGGACGCAGATTATTTTTTTGAACCTAAGGAACTGTCCGTCGTTAAGTTTTAATTGGCGTTTAAGTGTTATTATATCAGAATAAATTAGTAAATTTGCGACCAATGGACAAAATAGCAAAAATATTAGCCTACGCCCAGAATATGGGTGAAGATACAAATCATGCTGAAAAGATAGGAGAAAACACCGCAGGTGATGTTTACTCACTCAGTCTTTTAGATGATAACGGCTTTGCTCTACCCACAGGCTTGCCCCGGCTTGTTATTGCCAAGGGGGAAAATTATAGCCTGATAACGGGGGATGACGCACTGGCATTGCTGGGCTCATTTGACCTCAAGGAATAAGTTTTTAATTTTCGGGTTTATTTTTTTGTCGTCAATTCTGATAACGCCTACCATTCCGGGGTTCATGCTGGCAATGTAGCTGCTAACGTCGTCTTTGCCGCTTTGGGGGTCAAAATACCGAACTTTGCCTCCTGTAACTTCGGCACAGAATACATGAGCGCTTCCACCTTTCCAACCACAATATATTTCATATACGCCGTCATGATTTAGTTTTTCGGTGAAATATTCCTGCAATCGTTTTGCGGTCATAGTCTTATAGCCTTTGCGCCGTTGCCACTGATAGGTAAAATCGTAATCAACATTAGAACCGTCAATATTTACAAAACGCTGCTGCCAAGTAATGCCCTGTGCTTTCATTTCGTCAAAAGCACTGCCCTTTATGTTTGGTTTGGCTTGAATGTTAAAACCGAGACGACGGAGCCAATGAGTTACGGTGCAGGTCTGACAGTTTACACGGTAGCCGCCACCCTTTGAAAATTCGGGGTTTTCCTTGCCTTTGTTAGCCTGGTCGTATGTCATGACTTTACCCTTTGTGATACCGAACCCCTGCTCTATCTCCAGACAATTCTCGGCTATTGCCTTCTTTTGGTCTGCTGTCAAAGTGTCCGGCAGCTCTGCGATAATGTCAGCAATCCGCTTTTCTCGCTTCTGTTCCTCACTCAGTTGCTCAATTACTTGTTTAGCTGCTTTCGGCGCTTTATAATACGGATGTTTGGGCGGAAACAGTTGCAGATCCTTGCCGGGGTTGAATCGGAAAATCTGCTGTTTGGCATTTTCAGTGCAATTATTACCGCGAAGCATTGAAAGCGCCGGGTCGCTCTGGGGATATTTACCCTTGCGGACCTGCACGGCAGTGCAACGGCAGTTCCAACCGTTCGGCGGCAGATAGAGCGACCAGAACGGGTCGGATGGGGGCAGCGTGGTGCCGTGCAAAATTGCATGATCTTCGCGCACACGATCATCCTGAGCCGTGCGGTACTGGAGGTCATAACGATCACCGTCGGCTTCAATCTGTTGCCAACGTGCAGCCATTAGAGACGCTCCGATCGCGTGGTTATATTCCGCATACAGATAGTTATGATTATAGCGGTTATTAACCTGCTCCACGTCGTGGCGGAAAGTGTCAAACGGTTTAATGTCGCCTTTGTCGGTAGTCAGTGACAGACCAACCTCACGGAGCGTGTGGAAAGCCTTGAAACCGGAGAAAATGAAAGCGTTGTTTTCGAGGGCGTGGCGCACCACCTCCGGAACTTCATGAGGAACGCCGGCACTGATGGCGGTGTTGAGCTGTTTGACTGTTTCGGCTATCAGGCGGCGGGCTTCGGGGGTACTGAGTTGCGACGCGTCAAAGCCTCCGGCATTATAAACCATGTCGGCAGCGTCAAAAAATGCAGTGTCGTCAAATTCGCACGGAGGCCGTGAGCCAAGTTGTATCAGGTCATCCTCATATAATGAACCCAAAGCAGCGTTAAACGCGAGATATGAGCGGCGCAGCCCCACCGTGTCACTTAATCGCAGGGCGGGGCTCAGTCGAAAAAACGGTCGGGCTGTGTTTTGGCTTCGCGTGGGGAGTCAATGGTCACGCCGTATTTTTCCGTGAAATATTCCGGCGGGATGTTGTAATACTCCAGAATCAGGCGCTCGATCTCGCGCTGTTCGGCCGGAGAATAGCTTGTGGCGTTATTCCACTGGAAGCGGCAGCCTTCGACCGGGAAGCCGTGCAACCCCATCAGGGGCAGCAGGCGCCCGTTTATAACGTTGGCGCACATGATTGCATCGCTTTCGGTTGTGCGCTCGAATATTTCGAGGTGCACTTCTGACTGGGATAGCGAGGAACCCGAGTCAATGGTCATTGTCTGGTTCAGCACCACCTTTGACAACTCGGAGTTGCAGCGGTCCACCCGCTTGTCATACACGTTGTAAGCATCGCCCCTGCTGCTTTCCTTAATTTCAATTTCGGTGCCGTCGGAGGTCACGATATATTGCGCCGCCCCCATGTCGCGGAGGGCAGCCTCGGTCCTGGCACGTTCCGCATCGTCAAGACCGTTGACGCGGGCAATACGCATGGGCATGCCGAAAATTTCACCGAACACGTCCCAATAAGCGAGCATATTCTTTTTGCTGATGCAGGAGGGCGCGCACTTGAGGAGCAGCCCGAGGTCACGCGGTTTGCCCACTTCCACGCACCAGTTTGCAATATCCCCCTGGCGGTAGGGCGTGCCCTGCCGCCAGTCGTCGCCCGGATTACGGACCAGGACCCCGTATTCAGGCACGACATGTTTACGCGGCACGAGTTCCACGCCGTCAAAACGTACCGGACCTCCGTCCCTGATTATATCGCCCAGCTGTATGAGGGTAGGTCCCCAGTATATAGAGTCCAGGCACAGCTCAAGGAAATCAAGGAACCATCCTGCCTGTAAGAGTCCGGTTGCCGCCGCGTCCTCTTTCCCCGAAGCGTCAACGAGCCGGAAATCCTTTTGCAGGACCTTACCCTTGCGCTGAGCGATACAGCCGGACAGATGGGCGTCGAGGACACAGTCGGCATAAATGTCATAAAGCCGGCAGCGGTCCGGGCTTTCGTAGTCGATCGCCATCTGATGGGCGGCGCGCCAGTCTGCAATGTCCTTTTTAGTCAGGCTGTCAGTCTGCTGCTGGAGCTGTGCTGTGAGCTTTACGCCCTGTTTGGAACTAACGCGGCGCGCGAGTTCTACCAGTTCCGAGCGTGTGGGGCGGCTGAAATAGTCGCGGATATTTGATATTATATTAGCCATTACGGTAGTTTGGTTAATGTTTCACTTTTTCATTCTCGTAGTCAGAGCGGCTGAATGGCTGCGCCTGTTGCGCCTGCTCAGTTGTCGGGGATATAACCCCGGGGGCAGTTGTGGCTCCAACGGTCGCCGTCGTTATATGGGTGTGGGCATTATAAGAAGTAATAAGAGCGTTAACGGTCTGCGTTAGCTCATTTAATTTGTCGGTAAGCGCTTCAGCCTTGACCAGTCCTCCGAGGTCTCCGCCGTTGAAAGTTACGGCGTTCTTATCCAGGTGAGCGGAAATGCCGCCCACGTCGAAGCGCACACCGTCCGCGCTGATGACAGCCGAGGTGTCACCGATCACAATTTCGGCGGACTCTATTTTCTCAGTGAGAAGTACCACCCCGGCGGCTCCGTCAGCGACAAAGCCGACAACAACAAAAGAGCCGATTTCGGGGAACAGACACACCCCACATTCTGCCTCCTGATTGGCTTGAAGATTGACCCCCAGCAGTGGCGCGCTCTCATTGATTGGCGAACAGTCAACCGTGCGCGCCGATTTATCCACCGCGTCAACCGTGCAGACAAGAGCGACGGTCTCCCCGTCCGGCTGTGCAAGCTGCCTGATAATGTTCCGTAAATTTGACATAACCCTATTTTATTGCACGCGAAGTCCGAGCGTTATTTCCTGACGGAAGCCCGAATCGCCGTATCTTATTACATTCTTTTTCACCTGATACACGCCCATTTTTGTGCCGTCAATGATTATGCCGATAGCGTCCAGCAAGTCAACCAGAGAAGCCCCGAACGTGGTGAACGAACCGGTCAGTCCGTCACGTTTAAGGCGTTTAACCTCCTGCTCCGCCCACGCTTTCAGCTCACGTTCAGCCTTGTTGTAGGTGTGTAGCGTCCGGTGCTCACCGTCAGCGTCACCGACTTCGACTTTAATTTTTTTATTATCCGGCATGAGGCTGACAGCCTTGACGCGCAGGCGCATATTCTCCGCCTTCTGCTGCCTGAGGCTTTCGTCTGAAATGATGTTAAGCCCGGTCCTGAATGTCTGGGAGGGTGTGGCGTCGCGTTCAAACAGGACACCGCAATAAAGCACCGGCTCACCGTCCTCATAGCGAAAAAAAGAGCGGATGCCCTGTTCTGACAGTTTACCGAGCAACGCAGCCACGGTGTCGGCGGTGACACGGTAAGCACCGAGCGACTGTTCACCCATTACGTTGAGCCTGTAAGTTATGCCCTGGTCCTTTAGCAGCGTTTCGATGGTGACGGAGCGGTAGGCTTTTTTCCTTGCCGGCATTTGTTTGAGCATGAACATTTCATCCTCGCAGGTAATGACTACCGGGGTCTTGAAGCCGATGTCACGGACATAACCCGCGAACGCCAGCTGCAAACTGCCGTTATAGCCAAGATGAATGCGCACGGAGTCACCGCGATGCACGGGAATTTCAGCCGAGCCGTCCCACTTAATTTTCTTGGGCAGTGTTATCTTGGCTTCGGCAGTGAGTTTTTCGGTGTCGCGTACAATCTCCACCGCTGAGACAAAACCAATGTCCCAGGAGCGCTCACCTGATATTTCAATTTTAGCACACAGCTTAAACATGGGTTAAACGGTATTTAAATGGTGTCTAATAGTCGTACCGGTTCGGTTTCATTGAACCGTACCGCACAGGGTTGCGCGCGTCGTCCCCGTCCTCACTCTCATAAAGAGGCAAGTCCGGGGAGGCTTTGCCTGCCTGAATGTCGCGCAGCCACTTGACAGCGTCATTATAGAGACATTCCCGGCGTTCGTGCCCCATGTTCTGGGGCAGACGGTGGATCATGAGCCAGAGGGCGATATTCACGGCGCACTGCACCAGCATGGAATTGCGGCAAGTCCCGGCAGCGGCAAACGCGCGGTCGATGTCATAGCGGTGCCGGAGGTAAGAGGCTATCTGCTCCATTGCGGCGGCTTCCGCCGTCAGGCGGATATCGTCGTTCCGGGTCATCTGCTTGAACTCGTAGTCGTCGCACACGCTGCGGTAGTCATCGAGGGTCAGGAACATGGGCGGGAAGTGTTACGTGGTGAAACCTCAAAAATTGCAATTTCGCGGGCTTTTCCGGCAGTGAGTCCAGGGAGCCTTTTCTGCCTGATCAATTTTTTAACGCCCTGCATGGAGACGCAGACGGGGCGGCCGTCATGAACGAGCACCAGGAATTTTTTACGGTACAGGTCAGCGGAGAGCTGCGCCTGACGGACCGCACGCTTTTTACGCCAGTCAAAGATGAGGGCGCGGAAAAATTCAGATATTACCATGATACATTCTTAGCGTTAGGTCGCAACCCTATTGAAATAGATTTAACAATATTTTTCTGGCGCGTGTCGCGCTGGAGGATCCAGATAGCCCCCTCGTCGGCGTCCGGCGCGTCATCGTGTCCGCGCATACCCTTTTCGAAAGCGAGGGTCTGGTCGATGCCGGCGAGCATGTCCGGGTCGTCGCGCTGAGTTTCGTCGTAATGGACGAAGCCACGTTCCCAGAGAGGCGAAACAGCTTCAACGCGCTGGAACTTGTCAGGCTTTTTGCGCTTGTCGCCGGTCATTGGGAGCTGGTAGCCGCG